CGAAAAGGGGATTATTACATCGTTTGAATGTAAATCTTTTATTTGATAATATGTAGTTTCGGGTAAATACTTAACATCATTATATGCAAATGTGCTTGTAAATGTTTTTAATGGATATAATTCCCTACCCAACACTCTTAATTTTGGAATACTATTTAATTTGTATTCTTTTTTTAAATTAAATATACTAACTTTTATATCTTCAGCCGTTAATTCAGTTAATGAACCAGTTACAATTTTTTGGTCATCCCAACCTATTCTAATTTTTGGTTGATAAATTGTATGCGTTTCTTTTGAAAAGAATTTAAGTTGACCGTAATCATTTGTATCTCTTTCTTTATCAACATCTCTCCTTAAAATAAAACCATCATTTGGAATAGAACCACTTAACCATCCTCTCAAAATGGATTTAACATCCATTTCAATATCAGCAGTTTGATAACTATATCCTTGCGATGCCTGATAATTAGTCCACCAAGTACCACCAGTTCCATTATTTACACTAGCAGTTGTATTTGTATTAAAATTATTTTCCAACCATTCAACACCATTATCACCATCTCTATAATTCCAAGTTACACCTGCTGTTTCGATTTCATCAAATCTATTACCTTTACCCATTTCCCAACTGCCAGATAATGCATTTGCGAATATTGTGTAATCCAATGGTATTTCATTACTTTCAGTTTCTCTTAAAACCAAAGTTGCATTGCTCATTGATACGTCACCACTTACAATTGAAGATGATAGATACCCCATTTCAAATTTAAGTAAAGCATGGGTTACATCTTTGATATTTCCATAATATACTTTATTTATTTCTAATATCTCATCAAGCCCAGTATTTTGATTGGGTTGTTGTAAATAAACCGATGCATCTTTAGATGCTGTTAAAAAATATATCATTATCTTACCCTTCCTTTAATGTCTGAATCTGGAAACTTAACTTCAAAAACCGATGGGTCTAAAGATGGGTATACTGTTTTATCTTTAGTTGCGGCATCTACGTTATATGAATTTGCTGAATATTTACCACCACATTTATTTGTTATTTTCATCATTGGTACTGATGATACACCTTCAACATTTGCTATTAGTAATTCTACTTCACTTAAATTAATTGTTTGATTAAATGTCCAATTATCTATATTAAAATAATCTTTTAATTCAGTAATACATTTTGTAAGTACTTCACTTTTGTTATAGTTGTTGTATATGATAATATCAAACTCTACACCAATATTAATAATATACCCATCACTTATATTAACACCATCTGTCAACATTCGGTATTCGTTCATATAAGTTTTTAAATTTTCCTTCACTGCTTTATTAAGATTTGTAAGATTTCCGTTTAAATCATATCCTAACAAATAGAGGTTAATTGCAAATGGATTATTTTTTTCTTTTAAATTGGAATCTTTGCCAATTAAATAGGTTGTTACATCTTGCTTAACGGATTGTATGGTTGGTTCTTCTGAATCGGGTTTATTAACAAAACTCATAACCAAATCAGTAAACTCTTGTAAATGATTTGGTGATGCTAATATAGAAGCAGGTGAATTATTATCTAACGTACCATCTGCGGTTGCAAATGCTTTGGCAACACCACCATATTTTGATGGTAATGATAATGCTCTAACTTGATAATCTTTTGCAGTTACTGCTCTATTTTGTGCACCAAAGTTTGCTAATGCATTTTGTCTAATCTCTTCAATAGTTTCACCATCTCTACCACCAGTTGCTGGTATTTCATTATCAACTGCTACTGAATTTTTAATACTATTATATACTGCAGTTTGTGCTGCTGTAAATGAATCCGTATCATCTTCATATTCAATTCCAACTATTCTTGTCAAATCACCTTTAACTACATTTGAACTAACACCACCCCCAACAAAATACTTAACAGTAATTGTAGTGTTTGATGGTGATGTTCCATATGTTTTTGTTTTTAAAAAGTTTGTTGGGTCAAATGATTCTTCCAATCTACTAATAGAATTTGGTAATCCTAATCCAACATTTTTAAGATTTGGTATTAATTGCTCATCAGATGCGGATGGGTCACCTGCTCCAAATTGTAATGTAGTTGTACTATTTTGATTTACTTTTGCTACAAATCTTCTAGGTGTTTTTATAGTTTTTAGAATATATGGAACTGTTGTTTTAAATTGATATAATTCAGCATCATTTGTTTCGGTCATTGGTTGTTCAATATATACCATCTCTTGCCCCAAATACGGAACTTCATAATATTTATTTCCATTGGAATCTCTGACATCATATATTTGTACAATATTTGTTTCATCCAATGTTATTGATTGAAATGGTTGATATGCACCAAATGTAAATGTTCTTTCAGATTCAGTTGCTGAAATTGCTTGAACATACTTTTTAACTAAATAAAACGTAGGTTCTCCAGTATTTACATCTCTTTCATATATTGTAATCTCTCTATTGTTTGCATCATTAAAATCAACCACATCGGTGGTTCTAAATAATACATTATTTTGTGTTGATTGTAATCGCATACCTTCTTTTATTCTAAGAAAATATGTTTCATCTGGTTTGTTATTAACTCCACTACCTATTGATGGAATTAATTGGTAAACAGATATAGTTGTTATTCCAGGTGATGTTACTTTTGGTTTATATCCTAAAAATTGTGCTAAAGCAATTACACTTTGAATATCTTCAGCGTATGGCATTAAAGATTCTTTCAAAGTATCATCCACATAATAAGATAACGAATCACCAACATATGATGCAAGTTCAATGAACATCATACCGGGTGATGTTTCATTAAAATCCGAATATGTTTTTGGGAAATATGTTTTAGAAAACTCAATTAGGTTTTCTCTAAATGCAGCAAAATCTTTGTTAAGATATTTAATATCTTTACCTTTGTTTTTAAAATTCTTATTTATTGTAGTTATTGCCATTTTTTTATACTGTAAAGGTTACCGTCTCCATACCCACATTATTTGTTATACTAAATGTTAATGAAATTTCAACATTATTTGTATCCTTTAATTCATTAGTCTGTCTAACATCGATTTCTTCAATAGTAACATATGGCAACCATTTTTCCATACTATTTGTAATAACTTCTTCAATTTTATCACCTAAAAAATCATCGTTAAAATCAAAAAGTAGTTCTTGCAATCCACTACCTAAATCAGGTTGCATTACTCTTTCTTTTCTTTTTGTTAATAATAAATTTTTAATATTAGTTCTTACTTGGTCTATTGTTTTAAACGATTGGTTAAACGCAGTATTACCAATTTGTAATGGTAATGTAATACCAATAGCATAATCGTTATATGCGATTGTATCTTTAACCATTTTTTGACCTAATAGTACTGCCATTATTTTTTATTAAATCTTTTTACTAATTCTGAATAATCTCTATTCAATGCTTTATCCAATTCAGGTACTCCAGTCTGAACACCCAATCCACTTGGTTGAGGTCCTCTAGCTAAATCACCATATCCCATTTTTTCTGCAATCGCAGTTTTACCTACAATAGAACCCATATCACCCTGTCCAAAATTCATTGTTCTAAATCCACCATCGTTGCTCACAGGAGCCATTGCGGTTTCATTTAGAATTTGGTTAATCATTGGGTTCTTACTAAATTGTTTGTTTGATACTACTTTAGTTTCAACCGATTCTTTAATAGTATCATCTCCCAATATTGCTTTAGCCATTGAAAAACCTTCACTTTCTTTTTTAGGTTGCGGTTTAGTATTTCCTTCCGCTAAAACCTTTTTCATTTCAGCTTTTACTCCTTCTTTAATCAAAGCAGGGAGTTGTTGTTTTAACTCCTCTTTGATAAGAATCTGAATAGCTTTTAGTAATTTATCCGTATTCATTTGTTTATCTTTCGTTGTTGTTAATATAAATATTTGATTTGTTTATTTTTGGGATTTATATTTAACTATGAAATTATTCATATATAGAAACGTGCATTGGGTCATTATTACTTAACCACGTCATTCCTTGCGATTTAAATATTGCTGCCACTTGTTGGAATCCTTTATCAAAATCATTGAGGTCTCTAATTTTCTTTTTACCAACATAAATCCCATCTTCTCTAAATTTGTAACCATATGGATATATTTGAGTATTCATATCTATCGCAGTTCCCCAAGCATGATTTGAAAATCTACTACCACAAGTTACATTTCTAACTGCCAACCCACCAGCACAATTTTCAATATATCTTTGTAACCCAGCCGCTTTTATTTTTTCAAGAGCTGGTTTTATTATTGCTGCCAAATTTTTGTGAATTGTTATTTTGGAAGCACCTTTGGCAGTTGGAAACATTATTTGAGTACAATTTTTCTTTAAGTAATCGTTATTCACTTTATACCAATATCTAGTACATTTACCTGGTTCAGAAAAACTTACTTGAAAATTACCAGGTGTACCAATAGCGGGCCATTCCCCATTTCCACATTTGTTAAACAAAGCAGTATCACCTCTACCAACTAATTTTGTATCCGTATTGGTTTGTGTTTTTTCTTCGTTATACGATTTTACTTCAGATTGAGCTTGTTCAGGTGTAACATTACTATTGTTTTCCATTGCTGCTTGTTTGGATGAAAATTGTCTTTCATATGCTAGTTGATTTTTTGGGTACTCTCTATTAATATCATCCAATACAGCAGCTGCTTCTTCCTCATCGATTTCCTCACCATCATCTACTGATAATGTTGCTGGGGCAACTGTATATCCTGTCCAATTTATAATACCAGGACCAGGTGTTCCAAGTGGTGGATACAATGATGTTGTTGATATTATTCCAGTTACAGTATTTAAATGTTGAGTTGCATAACGAATGAACTCATCTACTATTAATCCAGTATCATCGGTAGGTCTAACTGCTGACATTTTATTATTTTTTTATTGGTAATACAAATCCAACTGCTTTTGCAATTCTTGCTGATTTACGGAATACACCTACTCCGTTTCTACTAAAACCACCACCAGAAGT